AGATCAGAAATAAAAAGGTCACCTTCAGTTGAATCTTTCTCCGCTTGGACGAGCTTAGCAAGGGCTTCATTTGCTTCCTTAGTCGGTGGAGGCAAATTCCCCTCAGTATTACCGACAAACTGCATCGGCAAGCGGTTAGCTTCGACAAGGGTCTGCCAAATGAGGAACTCTTCAGCATTCTCGGTCCACCAGTCAGTCGTCGTTCCTGTTGTCCAAGCGGGCCAATGATAAAATGCATCCACAACAATCACTTTTGTTGTAGCGCTTTGTGGGTAGTAGTAAAAATTATTCCCCTCTGTGACAATGTAATTCTGTCCCAAAAGAGGATCACGGGCAAGCGGGGACTCTTGATCGCTAAGATACCTTTCTGTGCTCCACAATGGAGCCTCCAGATAGTCCTCTCGTGCATAGAGCTTAGCCACCTGTTCCTGGGTCAACTGCCTAAGCACACGGTCAACACCGCCATAAGCTCCAGCATCTGAGCCGCCAGAAACCCGTTCATACCAAGTCTTTATCTTTCTTGCGGTTCCCGTCCCAGAGAACCACGTTGGACTACGCCAATCAGTAGCCCCGTTTGTAACAGAGAAATATCCCCGCTTGCGACAGATGGAAAAATCATAAAACCGCTCTGCGGTCTTCCTCGCGTTGTTTAACGCTAAAAGCAGCAGATCGATCTCCGTAGCACCAGAACCTTTCACAAAATCCGTTGTAGTCTTGTGCAGGTATCCAGCGACGACTTCTTTAATTTGTCCAACTGTAGGCATAGCGGGGATATTTCAAGTTAATGTTAGGCGTGACCTTTCACACCAAGACCACCAAACGCACCGTGTTTGACCTTCGAGCGGTCATAATTCGGCGTGCCAGTGGTCCGCTTAACGCTTTCACGCGCTCCGGGTTCCAGCATAGCAGTTTGACTAACGTCTTTGGCAGAACCAGTCTTGCCGTCGTAGGATTGAGTAGGAAGTTTCATTTCAGTCTTTGAATTAAAAGTGCCCGTGATTGAAGGCTCACGGGCCGAAGCCTCAGTCATTAATAACCCCAAACCAGCACGCGGAATGTTCCGCTAACGTCCGCAGGGTCGTCACGACTCGCATCCGTTGCTTGCGCGGGATTATAGAAAAACAGCTTAGAGCCATCATAACTCGGGCACGTGTGAAGTGCCAAAGCATCGTCAGACTTCTGAGCCATCGTCGAACCAAGAATCACTCCCAGCCCGATTGTTGACGCATCAACCGTGTTGGAGGCACCACCCTGAGAGCTAAGCACAAGCGTCAGTTGCTTATGCTTAACATTCATCGGAGTAGCGACCGTAGTCCAACCTCTCGTGACCGTCACATTGTTAGATGTAAGAGCAGCCATAAGATTAAGCGGTTACGCCAGTGATACCTTCAAGATACATATGGTTTTCTGGAGCTTTCACAACCAGACCACCTTCACCAAGGAACTCATCCTTGCGGCCGTCTTCATCGTTATTCTGACGATTCTTCAACAGCGTAACTTCCGAATCCTGCAGGTCATTCCAACCAAGGCAACCCACGTCCAGAATAAACCCGCTCGTGCGCAGCGAAGAGCGCTGGAACAACGGATGAGACTTCAGATATAACGTTCCCCACGGGCTTTCCCACATGTTGATTGTCATACCATAAGACTCTTCCTTGGTCTTGAGCGTAGTCGTCTTAATCGACTTCATCTCAAAGTAGCTCTGGAACACCGAGTAAAGCGTAGAGCCGCAAACCAGAAGCTTCTCAAAGCTCGAATCAGCGGTGTCTTCAAAGCAACGACGCACCAGCATTTCCAGCTGAGCCATCGTCACCGTGCCATTCACCGCAATCACGCGCTTCTGCTCCTCAGTTGCCCAAGAAGAACTCGTAATAGCCGAACCGCCCGGACGATATCCAAACGAACCACCAGAAGCTTTCTCATATTCCTTAAGGAACCAAAGCACACCGCCCATAAAGCGCTGTGGCACAGACTTACCATTCTGATTCGTCACCGTGCGAACCGCGCGCTCACCAAAGAACGTGCTCATTTCCATCGCCTCAGTGAGACGCAAGGACGCCTGTTTAACCGCACTAGTGTAAACACCAGTTTTGTCAAACCGCTGGCCAGCCTTAAGCGCATTGCGAGAGAACGGACCAACCGTTTCACGGAAGATCTGCGTGTAGTTCTCGACTTCAATCGGGAACTCGTAACCACCTTCACGCGAGCGGTCACCTTCAGCGGCAGCCTTACCAATGACCATCACCGAGATCGAATTAGCATCCGTGTCATTGGACACCGAGGCCACAGTCTCATTCGACGTCACCAAAATGTAATCACTCGTGGTGTCAATTGCCGTAACCGAACCCTTGAGGTCCAGATAAGCACTGGCCGCCGCATTAGGCACCCGCTTGATCCAAACCACATCATCCACGCGGAACTTACTTGCATCCGCCACGAACACGCCATAAGTCGTGCCTGCAGTGAAGCTGAAACCAGCAGCGGCCTGAGAAGTCGTGACGGCGCTATTGGTAAACGGTCCTGCCCCACCACCGCCGAGTGAACCAGAAGTAGCAGTTGTAGATTCTGCATGGGCGTGACGCTGTTCAAACCAAGAGAATTTTGGCTTGTCAGTTTCCTCACTGTCCATGAGCGAGAGCAGGTAAGTCAAGATAGCCTTGCCCTGCGGGTATTTCCAAAAGATGGAACGAATGGCCTTTTCAGAGTATGTAGCCTCCAAGTCAGCCGAAGACATTAGTCCGAGCATTGTGTTGTGTGTTTAAGTGTTTCTTAGAGGTGGTCGAGGAATGAAGCTGCACCAGTTTTGCCTTGCGGGAAGCCACCACCTCCGGAGCCTCCACGACGCATTCCAAAACTGCCCGCTTGTCGTTGCTGGTTCTGAACCGATTTCAAGCGGAAATTCGGATCAATAGTGCGGATCATCTGCTCTGCAACGAGAGCAACCTGTTTTTGTGCCGCACTTTTGTTTGTGGTTCCATCCGGATTAGTGGGCGGAACATAGCCAGAAGCAGCCAATTGCTCCACGGCCTGTCGAACAACCCTAGCTTTTCCCTGCAACGCTGGAAAGCGGGTTTCAACATGTTTAACAAAGTTCTTCGTCTGCTGCTCACGAACAAACGCTCTTTGAGCTTCAACCTGCTGTTGAAGGGGAGAAAGGGCATCCTGGAACAAAAGCTGGGAAGACGTCGTGGCAAACTTAGCCGCTCCGTCGAGCATCTCTTGAAACTTAGCCACAAGGGCTTTAGGATCTGCCTCAGGGTCACGGAGGAGCTTTACAAGCTCTTCGTTAACCTTATAGCGATTCAGCCTAGCATCAATCTCCTCAGGGGAAAGTTGTGGTTGTTGACGCTGCGGTGCGTTAGCCATTGCGGCTCGCGTGGCAAGATCAACAATTTGCTGTTGCGTAAGACCACCAGGAGGTGGCGTGGAGGAATCGTCGTCATCATCTTGGATGTCGTCGTTTCCATCTTCGAGCCCAGGCTCGTCGTCATTAAGCGGAAGATCATCTTCAATGTCTTCCAAGTCATCATTATCGTTTGGCATTGTGTTCGTTTAGTTTTTGGTTGAGATCAGCTTCCGTTGAGGAAACTAGATCGAGAAATTTTTTCGTTTCAGCCAACGCACCGATCATGCGCTCGCGGATGGCAAACTGAGCAAAGTCTTTTGGAGCATCTTGAAGAATGGTTGCAAGTCCTTTTTCATAAGCAACTTTGTTTTCAAGAATAAATCCATTAAAGACCTCATTTTGTTTAAGCTGCTCCAGGGAGAGGAGGAGCTGATTGAGCTCCTGGCGGGAGAGCGGGTGGGGTTCCGGGTTGTCCATTTGGCGGGATAGGTGGTTGAGGTGGGAGTTCAAAGCGATCAAGATTCTTCACTCCACGAAGAGCTTGAATTTCCTTAATCATAGCGACTAGGTCAAGATTCGTAGCCGCAAGCACCTCAGGGTTGGAGGCAAGAATGCCGACAAGTTCTTGCAAGGATTGCGCAATATAGTTCTTCTCACTAGAAAGCGTGCCGTCATAGGAGAAGTAGTCTTCATTACCAATCAACGTAGTTGGATCTTCGGCATGAAAATAGTTCCAATATTCTTGCGCATTATCCCCAACCACCCGCTCGAAAGTTTCAAACATCAAATCTTGGCGGGTGTTAAGCAGCATCTTCCTTCCCTGAGAAGCAAGACCGTCGATCCACACAGTGGCAGCAATCAGCTTCATTCTTGAAGCCGCCCCAGCATTAGCTGCACGGTTCTCAGTCGCAGAACGACGGCCAGAAGCAACCTGGCCCATCGAGTTCTCATTGACGCCAGACACAATTTGCATCATCCGCATCAACGTCTCTGCATCAGCCATGTGTGTAACCGTTGGATCGACGGTCTTGAGTTGCTGGATAAACGCATTAACCCCTTGGTTGTAGGGTGCATTTTTCTTCAACCGAATATACTTAGCCCCAGCCGTGAGGTCAGAAACTTCAATAAAGCTAGGATCAACCACATACCGCCCTTCAACATTCTGCCTCACCGCTGCCACACGAGCGTTAAGCAGCCAAGTGACAACCTCCTGCAACGGATCAATCAGCATCGAAAGTGAATCACACAGCTCCGTGTGCTGATCCGGCGACATCGTGAGAATGTCATAAGTGAATTCATTATGTGGCGCGTTCAACGGACGGGCAGAAATAATCCGCTGGTCATTAGCAATACCAAACACCCAGATCTCTTCCTCTTCACTCTCGGAAAGCTCATAATCCTTTGGAGTAACCTTAGCTTGCACCGTAAGAATGCAAACCATATAATCATCAGTCTTAGCACCCTTCCGTTGCATCTGAGGATCAATATCCTTCAACCGCGTGCCATTCTGCCTCGTGCGCCAAGCCTTTGCATCAAACGGAGTAATGTGCTCAGTGCCAAAAACTTCCCCATTCTTCTCCATCGCGCGGAGTTCCTGAAAGTGAAACTGTGTCTCATCCGCAGCAAACCGCCCACGTTTCCAGCTCGAAAGCGGTTGGCGGGTGTCATAAAAGAAATAATACGGCGAGATAACCTCAACCTCATTCCCATCATAGACCACCACTTCATCCACCGTCTCCGCGGGCTGTTCCATCGGCAACATCATCCCAGCCATCAAATCAAACGGAAGCTCCATTGTTTCAGCTTTCCGCTTAACCTCCTTACTCTCAAACCTCCAGCTCGTCTTCATCACTCCAATGTTAAACCGCGCCATATCCAACAAGGCTTGAACCAACTTCGAGTGATAATTGGTATTCCGAACTTCCCGATCAATAACAGCTTGGCAAGCGGTAAGGGCAGCGCCATAGTCTTCGGGGCCAGTGGGGACGAGTTCAAAGATGGATTCTTTTTGAGTGTAAGCGAGGAAGAGGAAAGTGACAAGCGTGTTGACCTGAGCGTAGGACAGTGGCACGGTCATCTTTTCTGGCTCACGCTTGTTGCGGGCACGGATGTCGTTGGCATCAGGTGTGCGAACGGAGCGATAAGTGTCGAGTGCCTTGTCCCAGGAGTCATAGTGGGATGCCATCACACCACGTGAGCGGTTCACGTTCTTCACAAGAAACGTGCAAAGCTCATCCAGCTTTTCGTCTGGAATTTCCTCTTTGAGGCGGGATGTGAGATCTTTGGGTTTCATGCAACAAGTTTAGTCAGTGAACTCGATCCAAGCGGGCTAAGGTCAAGCCAGTTGTCTTGATACGCTAGTGCCTCTTGCTTCAGTTCTTCGCGCTTGAAGTCAACCCAATCAAGGCCAACTACGCAGGCGCGGTAGAAACATTCCATCATGTGGTCATCTTTGTCAACTGGTTTTTCTTTTCCTTTATCCCAACAGTAGGTGTAAAATTCTCGCAACGTGCGGGAGCAAGCAGAATTGAAATACAAGTTCCCCGGCTTGGCGAGTTCTTGCTTTGCTTTCTGAATCCCCGTGGACAGTTCCTTCGGCGCTGGAAGGACATTCAAGCCCCGCGAGATAAAAATATCCGCGTAGCACTGCCCGTTGATTGGATTTGGAATAAACCCAAGCGGGTCCATGATGATCTGCCAAGGCGTGCGGCCCTTAAGCACCGCGTGAATCTGCGTGCAAAGATCCTCAATATAGCACGGAGAAAACAACTCCTGATACATAAACGACTGCCCAGTGGGTGCCGTTGCCCAAAACTGCACCGCATGAGGCGTGCGTGGGTGTGGATCAATAAACACCCTAACCGTGTAGTTATCCGGCGGTTCATCAAAATCCTTCCACCCAAGCGGAAGCTTCGTGTAAACATGTTTCTCCTGATCAAACTCCGGATAAACCAACCCCTGTGAGTTCTTCGGCAAGCCATAAATTCGACTAGCCCGCTCAGATTCAGAAAGCGTCTTAGCATAAAGATCCACTTCAGCTTTATCCAACGTCGGGTTGTCATAACTAGAACCAGTCATAATCCAGCACTCCGGCTTCTGCTCCCAGGAGAACCCACTATCAAACGAGCTCTTCATCATCTTCACTGGCAGAAAGAACTCATTGATCCACTGCTCCGAAATCGGTGTGCAAGTAAACCAAGAACTTCCCTTCGTATCCATCAACCCGCGCGAATAAGCCTTCCACATCGCTTCTGGAATAGGTTCATCCACATGAATCCAGTCCCACTGAGAACTTTCCCCGCCCAGCGGATTAGCCATAAAGCTCCTCACAGTGTCAAGTTCAATCGTGGAAATCGTCCCCCAAATGTTCTTCACCTTAATAATCGACACTTCCCCAGCTTGATTCTTAATACAAGCCTCCACCCGGTCCTTCGGCAACATGGCCATAAGCTTCCCTGTTTCTGGGCTGGTGAAAATCTCTCGCGCCTTATCCCAATCCGCCACAAGGATCACACCTTTTGTTGCTCTCCTTGGTATTCCAAGATGACGGACTGGATCATCTTTGGCACACCAAAGGCGAGCACCAAGAGCAAAAGAGCAGTCTTCCGCAGCCCCGCAAGTGGAGTTGTGTGTGACAATAAAATGTTTTGTTAAGAAACTTTGATCAGGTGAGTCAACTGTGATGCAAGTAGCTTCACTTGGAGCACTTGGTTTGATGGAGTAAATGATCCGTTCTGTTTTTGGTTCGGTGTTTACGAGGTTTGCTTTTCGAGATAAGTGAAACAACCAAGCAGGCGCTTTGTGAACAAGCAATCTGTAGGAATAGCATTCTGTTCCGTTGTTATCTTTCGTTACACGATGCACCGTGCTGAAGGTTAAGCCTAGAGAGCCAAGAAGAAACTGCACTCCTCCCATCAACTGAGCGGAGCAACTGACATATTCGATAGCTTTTCCATTGGCATAGACTGAACCGTCTGTGTCAAAAAGCCCTTGCAGAAGAGCAATACGATTTTCCACAGAGTTTAGCAAATAATCCTGTGGAATAAACTTACTGTAAGAATCACAGCCAAGCAACCCAAAAGCATCAAGGTTTGCTTTCACACTTGTTGAAGAAATTGTGCCTTGGCTTGTTGGACAGGTTTCAACTCCAACAATACAATACTGACCTTCACGGCCTTTAGGAGAAAGCTTACTGCAAGCTGGTAGCTCACGGGCAAAACGGTCAACAATTTCTTGATCAAAAGAAGTTAAAGAAATCCCTGATTTGCTTAAGCTTCCGTCACCGAGCAAACAGCCCATGACGTAAGGAGCAATCCGCAAGCTTCTTGGACTAAACTGCACAAAGTTACACAGCGGAATTGTGTAACGTTGCTTCGGGCTTGGAGCTTCTCCTACATGGTCGAGGATTTCTTTGGTTGACCTTACAATCCAGTTTCCTGTGTTCCAACGTTCTTTAGGCGATTTGCAAATCAACAAGTGTTCTC